AGTAAAGACTTAGTTGGAAAAGCTGGTTCTGTAACCATTAATCTTTCCACAAAAGCTATCACGGGAACTGGCACTACATTTTCTACAAGTGGATTTGAAGTAGCGGCTGGTGATGTAATTGTTGTTGGAGCTGGAGCAACTTATGGTCACGCAGTAATTGCTTCGGTAACTAGTAATACTGTTGCATCGGTTGCAACTACACAATATTTAATTCCTAACCCAGCAACTGGTCTGATTCCTGCTGGAACCTCATATTTCATCACAGAAAGACCTATTTCATCTCTTGAAAATTCTGTTTACAGGGCACCAGAAGCAAAATCGGTTGGTGCTGGCGTAAGTACAGCACACTTCACTGGAATTTTTGGTGTCGATAATACCGAGCAAGGAGTTGCTGGAGTAACAACCGTTGGTGGTAAAGCTTCCGCTTATAAACCAGCACACGCTGGTTGGGTTGGTGTTACAACTTACGTTGACTGCCACGGCAATTTTAGAGTTAAGACTGAAACTTTAGTTGCTATGGGCAGAGATTCTGCAGGTAGTGGTGGTATCACTAGTGATGCTGATGACGATACTAGATATCCAGATGCCTGATAATATATGAGATTTGATGAGTTGAACGAAAGCAATTATATGCTTTTTGCGATTAAATTTTATGATAATCCACAATCAGTTACTAAAGAAGATTTTGATAATGATTTGAAAAGGATACGTTATATAAAAAGATTGCTTAAGAGATATAAAGAAACTGGGGAACTGAAAGTACATCTTATATTAAACCATTTAATTATTTTGTTTAATGTGTTTAATGATGCTACAGTTCCTTTGTTATTTTATAACTTAGAAAGAGATCTTTGGCCGTCTATAAAAAGTTTTATTATATTTTTAAATAGATTACCCGAATACCCTAAAACAGAAATTGATAGAATAGAAGAAGATAAAAATTGCCTTTCACAACTGCAATCGATCTGATGAATAAAGTAGATAAAGTAATCAGTATATTCCGTAAATTAAAAGAAGAAACTACGGGAATGACAACTGGTAGTTCTGGACCTATTGCTGGATTTAGTGAAAAATCTCCAGCAGCAGGACCTACTTCTGGAATCACTCCAGTAATTGGAAAAATGGCAAGAAGAAATATTTATGCTAGTGGTGGAACAGGTTCTCGTAAAAAATGGTTAGATTATTTAAATAATAAAAAATAAAAAAACATTTAGAAGGAAAATGTTCAGTCAAGGATCTAAATTAGCTGTTCTAGAATCAAAACTTGCCATGTATGAAGATCTTTCCCGTGAAATGTTGGATAAATTAGAAACTGCTGTACAAAAAATATCAGAAGGAAATAGTCGCATTGCCACAATTTTGGCAAAGCACGATGAAAGAATAGATCAAAATTATAAAACTGATCAATTAATTATTAAAATGGTTGATGAACTGAAAGAGGAAAGTAAAGGACATTGTTCTGATTTTAAAGATAGAATTGATAAAATCGAATTGAGATTAGAAGAGTTTGTAAAATTCCGTTGGATAATAGTTGGAATAGCATTATTTGCATCTTTTGCATTTTCACAGTCTTCGGTTGTTGTGGATATTTTGACACCCGATCTCCAACCTGCTAGAATAGAAGCAACTAAATAATGCCCTGACAATGGATTTTGTTGACTCCAAATATATTGGATTGATTTCATCTCGCTTGCAAAAATTTAAAAGGGTAAAGGTAGATCTCTACAATTTCCGATGCCCTATTTGTGGCGATTCTCAAAAGAACAAAAATAAAACAAGAGGATATATTTACGCAGTTAAAAATAATACAAATTATAAATGCCACAATTGTGGAGCTAGTTTATCTTTCAATAATTTCCTAAAGGAGTTAGATCCAACTCTCCATAAGCAATATACGATGGAGAAGTTTAAGGAGGGACATACTGGTAAAAACTTTGTGGTTGAGGAACCTAAATTTAATTTTCAGAAACCAGACTTTTTCACGAAGCGTGAAGATTCAAAAAACTTGAAAAAGTTAGATCTACCAAAGGCATCTGAAGTGCCTATAGCAAAGGAATATTTGGAGAAAAGAAAGATAGATCCAGAAAAGTTTTACTTCGCACACAAATTTAAAGAGTGGGTAAATACTCAGAAAAAAACTTTTAGTAAAATTAATTACGAAGAATCCCGCATAATTATACCTCTATATGATTTTGAAAATAATCTAATCGGATTTCAGGGAAGATCACTCTCCCCAAACTCTGTTAAATATATTACTGTGATGTTGAGTGAAGACTCTCCGAAAATTTATGGACTCAATACAATTAAAAAGGATGAAACTGTTTATGTTACTGAAGGACCATTTGACAGCACGTTCATTCACAACTCAATTGCTATGTGTGGAGCTGATGCTGATATTAGTGATCTCGGTTTTAATGGGGTTGTTTGGATTTATGATAACGAACCACGAAATAAAGAGATTGTCGATAGAATTTCAAAAACAATCAATTGTGGAGGGAAAGTGATTATTTGGCCGAAGAATATCCTCGAAAAGGATATTAATGATATGGTCATCTCTGGACTTAATGTGATGGATGTGTTAGAATCAAATACCTATTCAGGTTTAGAAGCAAAAATTAAGTTTAACAACTGGAAGAAAATATGAGCAACGGAACACAAGTCGTTAAAAGAAATGGTAAAACTGAAGCACTCGATTTAAATAAACTCCATGTTATGGTGGAAGAAGCCTGCAAAGACTTAGCAGGCGTATCAGCATCTCAAGTAGAGATGCAATCGGGTATTCAATTCTATGATGGTATCACTACTGCAGAGGTTCAGGAGATTCTGATCCGTTCTGCTTCTGATCTGATTGATCTGGATCACCCAAACTATCAATTCGTCGCTGCTCGCCTACTTCTGTTCGCTCTCCGCAAGCAGTTGTTTGGACGTATGCACGAATGTCCTACAGTTAAGCAACATGTGATTCGTGCAGTTGATAGAGGTGTCTATGACGCAGAAATCTTGGATTTGTATACTGATGAGGAATTTGATAAACTTGAGTCGTTTATTGATCATAGTCGTGACTATTTGTTCACTTATGCAGGTCTACGTCAAGTCGTTGATAAGTACCTCGTGCAAGATAGAAGTTCTGGAGAACTTTATGAAACGCCACAATTTATGTACCTTTTGATTGCTGCGACAATTTTTTCAAAGTATCCTAAAGAAACACGTTTAGATTACGTAAAGAAGTACTATGACGCAATCTCAAAGCACAAAATCAACATCCCAACACCAATCATGGCGGGAGTGCGAACACCACTTAGACAATATGCTAGTTGTGTTCTTGTTGACGTTGATGACACCCTCGATTCTATCTTTAGCAGTGATATGGCTATTGGTAGATACGTTGCACAGAGGGCGGGAATCGGCATCAACGCTGGTCGAATCCGTGGCATCAACAGCAAAATCCGAGGTGGAGAAGTTCAACACACGGGTGTTGTACCATTTCTCAAGAAGTTTGAAGCAACTGTCAGATGTTGCACGCAAAACGGCATACGCGGTGGATCCGCGACAGTCCACTTCCCCATCTGGCACCAAGAAATAGAAGACATCCTTGTTCTTAAAAACAACAAAGGGACCGAAGATAATCGTGTTCGTAAATTAGACTATAGTATCCAAATCTCCAAACTTTTCTATGAACGATTCATCCGCAACGAAGAGATTTCTCTCTTCTCTCCCCATGCAGTTCCAGGCCTTTATGATGCTTTTGGTACTGATGGATTTGATGAGTTGTATGTTCGTTATGAACGAGATCAGTCTATTCCAAGAAAAACTATCGGCGCTCAAGAACTCTTTTTGGACCTTCTAAAAGAACGTGCAGAAACAGGTCGTCTTTATATTATGAATATCGACCATTGTAATTCACACTCATCCTTTATGGATAAAGTTGAGATGAGTAATCTTTGCCAAGAGATTACACTCCCCACAAAACCTATTCAGCATATTGATGATCCAAATGGCGAAATTGCTCTTTGTATTCTTTCTGCAATTAACGTAGGTAAACTTAAATCTAATGATGAATTAGAAACTCTATGTGATCTTTCTATTCGTTCTCTGGATGAATTGATTGATTTTCAAGGATATCCAGTTAAGGCAGCTGAAATTGCAACTAAAGCACGTCGTTCTCTTGGAGTAGGTTATATTGGTCTTGCCCACTTTCTAGCTAAGCATGGTGTGAAGTATGAGGATCAAAACGCTTCACAATTAGTTCACGACTTAACTGAAGCATTTCAGTATTACCTGATCCAAGCAACAGTCAATCTTGCAAAAGAAAAGGGTGCCTGCGAATATTCCCATAGAACTAAGTATGGTCAAGGTATTCTGCCAATTGATACCTATAAGAAAGATGTGGATGAAATTGTTCCTAACGAATTAAAATATGATTGGGAAGGTCTTAGAGCACAGGTCAAACAGTATGGTGTCAGGAACTCAACATTGTCCGCACAGATGCCATCGGAGAGCAGTTCCGTTGTGTCAAACGCAACTAATGGAATTGAACCACCTCGCGGATACCTGTCCGTTAAGAAATCAAAGAAAGGTCCACTTAAGCAGATTGTTCCCCAGTATCAAACACTTAAAAACAATTATACGCTTTTGTGGGATATGCCTAGCAATCGTGGGTATATTCATATTGTTGCTGTTATGCAAAAATTCTTTGATCAAGCTATTTCTGGAAATTGGTCTTACAACCCAGAAAACTATCCAGACAATGAAGTTCCCACTTCAGTAATGGCCCAAGATCTGTTGACTACATATAAGTACGGCTGGAAAACCAGCTACTATCAAAATACTTATGACCATAAAACTGATGAGGTTGAAGAGACCCGTCAGTCACTTGAGAATTTAATTTCCGATATTCTAGAAACGGAGGAGGAAGATTGTGAGTCTTGTAAGATTTAAAACAGGTTTGGAGGATAAAAATATGGTCGAGTCTATGACCGTTTTTAATTCTCAGGAGGTAGACACCAAAAAGCAACCTATGTTCTTTGGTCAACCACTAGGAATTCAAAGATATGATTCTTACAAATATCCAATCTTCGACAAACTAACGACACAGCAATTAGGATATTTTTGGAGACCTGAGGAAGTTTCTTTGCAAAAGGATAGGGGAGATTATCAATCTCTTCGTCCAGAACAAAAGCATATTTTTACTAGTAACTTAAAGTATCAGGTTATGCTTGATTCTGTTCAAGGAAGGGGTCCTGGTATGGCATTTGCTCCATACTGCTCCCTTCCTGAACTGGAAGCGTGTATGAAGGTATGGGAGTTTATGGAGATGATCCACTCCCGCTCATACACTTATATTATCAAGAATGTTTATCCAGATCCATCTGAAGTTTTTGATACGATTCTGAAAGAGGATCGTATTATGGAGCGGGCCGTTAGTGTTACTGAAGCATATAATGATTTCATTAATAGTGCCCAAAATTATGGAACAAGTGATCTTTGGAAATATGCCCAAGAACAAGTTCCACAAGCACTAGGAGAACGATATGAACTCAAGCGCAAACTGTTCAGAGCAGTTGCAAATGTTAATATTCTTGAAGGTATTCGCTTTTACGTCAGTTTTGCTTGCAGTTTTGCATTTGGCGAACTCAAGCTTATGGAAGGAAGTGCAAAGATCATCTCACTAATTGCTAGAGATGAGAATCAGCATCTTGTTATCACTCAAAACATTTTAAACAAATGGAAAGAGGGTGATGATCCAGATATGGCACGGATTTCAAAAGAGGAAGAACAGTGGGTTTATAGGACATTTGAGAACGCTGTTAATCAAGAAAAACTTTGGGCAGAGTATCTGTTTAAGGATGGATCTATGATTGGTCTGAATGACAAATTGCTACAGCAGTATGTCGAATGGATTGCCAATCGTAGAATGAAGGCAATTGGTTTTCGCCCACTTTATGACATTCCCGCAAAAAATAATCCACTTCCTTGGACTGAGCATTGGATTTCCTCTAAGGGACTTCAAGTTGCTCCACAAGAAACCGAAGTTGAGTCCTACATAGTAGGTGGGATTAAGCAAGATGTTACCAAAGATACTTTCTCAGGATTCCAATTATGATGAATGGTGCGAACAGGAGATCCTGAACGCATATAAAGAAGCTGCAGAAAGTGATGAATTCTTGTTCGGTGATTATGATTATGAAAAAGAGTGGTTAGGTAAAAAGAATGATGATGTAAGTTGAGGAGGGTCTTTTGGCCCTCTTTTTTTATAAATAAAAATATAAAAAAAGAAAGTAAAAATGTCTAGAATTACTGGTAGTGAAGCAAGATCTTTAGTTGAAGCGTATGCATCAATATATTCTTCTCATGAAAATATTACTGAAGAGATGATCCGAGAAGATTTTAATGAGTCTATTAATCTAATTTTAGAAGATGGTTTTGATTTAAGTGACTATACATGGGAAGAAATTTATGATGCTTATTCTGAAACTTTAAATGAAGCAATTCCAGCATTACTTGCAGCCCCAGCAGCCGCTGCAGCTATCACTGGTCTTGTAGGTGGCGCTGCTAAATTATATCAAGGTTTTCAACGTAGAAATAGTTCATCTAAATCCGAACCAGTAGATTATGGTCAAGGTGGAGGTTCTACTTTTGCTTCAACTAGAGAACAAAGATCTAAAGCTGCAGCAGAAAGATTGAGACAGAAGAGAGAAGCAGAAAAAAAAGTAGAGACTCCAGCGCCATCAACTAGATCAACTTCACCCCGCCCAAGTGTCACTGCAACTAGACCTGCAGGTTCATCTCAAACTACACCAGGACCATCTCAAAAACCACCAGCAACTCCACCAGCACCAAAACCACCAGAGACTCCACCTACCCCACCTGCTCCACCAAAACCACCAGAGACTCCACCAGCACCAAAACCACCAGAGACTCCACCTACCCCACCTGCTCCACCAAAACCACCAAAGACTCCAAGTCTTGGATTGAGAAAAGGAGCTGGTGCTTTAGTTAGAGCAGCTACTAGTCCACAAGCTAAAGGAGCAACAACTGCAGTCACTTCTAATCCCATAACAAGAGGTGTAGTTAAATATGGATCTCTTGGTCTTGGTGGAGCAACCGCAGCTGCAGATGTTTCTGGGATAAAAGCAGGAAAACCAAGCATTCTACAAGGAGTTGGTGGATTAGCTGTTGGTGGTGTGGGAAATGCTGTTAAACAAACTGGAAGAGCACTTTCTACGATCCCGACTGCAGGAACACAGTCAACTGGACAAACAATGCAACAATGGGGATCTGGAATTAAAAAATCTGGTAGTGATATTCAATCAGATAACGAAAAGAAAAAACGCAATTCATCTTCATCTTCATCTTCATCTTCATCTTCACCTTCATCGTCATCAGAACCGACTTGGGGAACTCCTAAAGAAGAAATTGATATTTTTGATTTAGTAAAAGATCACCTTTTAGGTGAAGGATATGCTTCAACTGAGGAGCAAGCAAATGCAATTATGGCAAATATGAGTCAATCTTGGATAACTTCAATTCTTGAGGAGAATAACTGATGAATAATATCAATGAGTCTAAAACCGAATATATTGTTGCTAGAAGAAATGGTGTACTTGGATCTGCAGTTAAAGATAAAAATGGAAAAATAATTGGTTGGAAGTCTGAAAAAGAGAGACCAATTCCAAATGCCAATAAGTCTGCGTTTTTCAAAAATGAAAAACCTTCTCTAAGACCAGAAATACAGAGATTTAAACCGGAAACAAAAGCGCAAATTGATGCCAGAGTTGCTGCTTTAAACTCAAAATCTAAACCTACCCCACAGGCACCACAGGATCCACAGGCGTCTAAACCCGCCCCAGAGGCACCACAGGCACCTAAACCCGCCTCACAGACACCACAGGCACCTAAACCCGCCTCACAGGCACCACAGGCGTCTAAACCCGCCTCAACGCCCGCTAAGACCTCATCATCATCAGCTTCAACCGCAGAAAAGATTAGAGGTGGGTCTGAGGTGTATAACCGTCAAATAAAGATGGGTGATATTAAGGGAGCAGAAAAAACTGGAATGGATGTTTGGAGAGCAAAATATGCTAATACTCTTGCAAAAAATGTAACTCCAAGCGGAACTCAAAAAGGTACAGGTCAAAGTGTAATGGCAAAACAATCTGCCGAACTTCGTGCATTAAGACCTGCACCTCAAGCACCTGGAAATGAAAAACCAGGTTATTCTGGACCACCAACCCCATCAGCACCTCAAGCACAATCAAACCTAGCAGGGGGTTCTTATTCATCTGGAGCAACTAAACTAATGTCACAGAGAACAAAAAATGTATTAGGAGTTAAAGAATCATATGATGCTTTTGATCTTGTTCTAGAGTATCTCTTCTCACAGGGGCACGTAGGAACCTTAGACGAAGCTCTCTACGTGATGATGGAAATGGATTCTGAGTGTATTAGAAGCATTGCTGAAAATGTTGAGAAAGGACCAATCCTTCCTGGTGAAAAGGGTAAGAGAGTTTATCCAAAGGGTCAAGAACCAAAACCAACTGGTGCAAAATTACCACCTGTTTGATATAAAGATCATAACATAATTCAAAGGGGTCTTGACAAGACCCCTTTTTTATTGCTAGAATCGCTTTGCTACCGATGAAGGATAAATAATAGCTCTATAAGATTACTATATGAGCTATGAGAATCCTTGGAGATTCAATGGAGAAGTTTTTGAGTCTTCTGATATTGAAGATTATTTTGGTTTTGTATATCTTATATCTTGTAGTAAAACTAACCGCAAATATGTTGGTAGAAAATATTTCTGGTCTTTCCGCAAGCCGCCAGGTAAAAGTAGACGAGTTCGAACTGAATCAGACTGGAAACGTTACTATGGTTCTTGTCCAGAGCTCAAAGAAGATGTAGATAAGTATGGTAAAGAGTTTTTCAATAGAGAAATAATAAGTCTTCATAAAACTAAAGGTAAGTGTAATTTTGAAGAAACAAGGCAACTTTTCCTAAATAATGTGTTGACTGAAGCACTTGACTCAGGGGAACCAGCGTACTACAATAGCAATATTCTCTCCAGATATTTTAGGAAGGATTATTTTAATGACAATTCTTGAAAATACGCTTCGCAGTTCACATGATTGGGCAATTGATAGGATCCACACTCTTTGTGATATAAACGAAGAGCATGAATATCAGAATGCATATGCAATTCAACAAGAATTTAATGAATGGTTAGATCCAAATATTGAAGAACACGATATTTTTTCATTAGTGTATATCGGAGAAGAATAATGAAAGTAGATCTTCATAACTTTTTTCAATATTATGATCCAAAAAATCCAAAGCACGTTGCCGCAGTTGAGCAACTTGAAAAGGATTTAGAATCTAAAAATCCAGATTTGATTGATGATACATCAAATTGGGTTAGAATTTTTAGAACTAAACTAGAACCTGTAATTCCAGGAATTCTGAACGTTCCTTATTATCCACAGACAGATAATTACAGAGATGCAAATAGAACCTGTAATTCATCTTCTTGTGCTATGGTATTAGAATACTTTAAACCAGGCACACTTAAGGGAGCAAAGGGCGATGATGCCTATGTTCAAAAAGTATTTGCTATTGGTGACACAACAGATCACTCAGTTCAGACAAAAGTTCTGGACTCTTATGGTGTTAAGTCACACTTTAGTTACAATCTTTCTTTTGCTGATCTTGATCGTGAGCTTGCCGCTGGGAAACCTGTCGTTATCGGGATTCTTCATCGGGGTTCTTTATCTGCACCTACTGGTGGGCACATGGTTGTAGTGATCGGTAAGAAGGGTGAAGACTACGTTGTCAACGATCCTTATGGTTCTCTAAATGATGGATATACTGGAGCAGTTACAAATGGTAAAGGTGCTGTATATAAGAAGTCAGATCTTACTTACCGATGGTTAGATAAAGGAAAAGATAAGACTGGGTGGGGTCGTATTTTTGACGTAAAAAAGTAGAGTCAACACCGTTTAAGAATGACATCCCTCTTTGTGGTGTTCAATTAATTAAAACTTTTGAGGGATGTCACCTAAATGCATATCCAGATCCTTTAACAAAAGGACCTCCCATCACAATAGGGTGGGGCAGTACAAGGGACTTTGATGGAACTCCTTTTAAAATGGGAAGAGTGATCACTCAAAAGTATGCTGATACTTTACTTGAGTTTGATTTAAAAAATAGGTTTCTTCCATCACTTTCAAAAATACCATATTGGGGAGAGATGAATGAAAATCAACAAGGCGCAATTCTTAGCTTTGCTTATAATCTTGGCGCTGATTTTTATGGAAGCTCTGATTTTAATACGATAACAAGAGTCTTAAAACATAAAGAGTGGTCTAAAGTTCCTGATGCCTTATATCTTTATCGTAATGCAGGAACAAGAGTTGAGGTGGGATTAGCGAGAAGAAGAAAAGCAGAAGGAACTCTTTGGAATACTCACATATAAGGTTCTGCTATTCCTTCGTTTAACATTCTTTCATTTACCGTGACTGGATCACCTACAAGATAAAGAGTTCCAAGTATTCTTCCATACTTGTCTTCTTTTGTTGTTTCAATAATCCACTCTCCTTCACGGGAGAGTTCTTTTTTTAGCCATTCTTTTGCAACAAGACCTTTATCTTTTTCTTCTACATTTAGAGTTCTTGTTTCTGCAGCATTAATACCTTTAAGACGAACTCTTTGTTTGATAGTAATACCAAACCCCAAATCAATACTTAGATCAACGGTGTCTCCATCAATTACTCTGTTGATCTTCTTTATTTTGTACTGATACATCTTTCATCTCATCGTTTGCCATCTTAAGTATGTAGTAAATTATCCAAGCAGTAAATGCTAATCCAGTACTAAGTAGGATAAAAATTCCCCAAGGAAAATCATGAATCATTTATAATCTACCTTCTTGTTTATGAATCCAAGTCTTCAGTTCATCTAAATATTTTCTTAACATTTCTGCTTTTGTGAGGTGCCACTCATCACCGCTCTTGAAGTACTCTTGCGTGTGATTGTCGATCGCTTTTAGAATATTGTGGATAGGAGCATTCCAAGGCTCACGCTTTGGAGTATTCCATTCTCTTGGCATATTTCCTCACTTTTTCTTTCCGCCGTTCTTTGCCTTCTTAGCAGTCGCATTACCTTGATTTTGTTTGGACTGCTTACCACCAGCAGAACCCTTTTTACCCTTGTTTGGCGACTTGGACATTTTTTAAAATGCGTTATAATTTATTTATATGTACCACTTTAAAAATTGGTTTACTTGACAAATCCTAAATAAAAACTTATTATGGAAAAATCCCTGTTATGAGCAGGGTACTTATTATGAGATTTTGAGTTTGATTTAGAGCCGTGGAAAGTGCCCTTTGAGAAAAGGGTGTACCCCCTTTCTATACGGATGTAGAGTTCAATTAATTTTAATGCTAAACATCTTTACTGTAGCCCTGCCTCTTCTGGCAACGGTTACAACCGCAACGGCAACACTGCCATCATCTGCTACTGCTCCTTCATATTCTATTATTAAGGAGTTTGAACCAGAGAAGACAGCGATCCTAGAGGTTGCTCCCGAAAAGCCAAAAGAGAAAAGGCTAATTTGTAAAGGGTGTAATGAAAATGAAAATGCTACCCTGGCATACTTCCAGGAGCGTGGTATTAAAGACAAAAACGCCCTTGCTACCATTATGGGTAATATTCGTCAGGAATCAACTTTTATTCCTAACATTTGCGAAGGTGGTAGCAGAACCAGTTGGAGTAACTGCGGACGTGGTTACGGACTGATTCAATGGACATCTGCCGATCGTTATTATGGATTGGGTGATTTTGCTAAGAGGTATGGTGGTTCTCCATCAGCACTTCCGACACAACTTCGATATCTAACGACTGAAGTTCAATGGAGACGAATTGAAGATAGGATGAAAACCCCTGGTAAGTCTATCAATCGTTATATGGACTATGCGTATAGTTGGATTGGTTGGGGGCATCACGGTGCCCGTACCTCATATGCTTATGATTATGCTAACAGAATGATCACCGTAGATCTCTGAATATGGGGGAGTTTGAAAAAACTCCCCTTTTTTTATCTTAAACGCTTATATATAATTAACCCACTTTAATTATATCAAAGGAGTGTATTATGTCTGAAATCGTTCAACAAATTACTGATGCAGTAACAGCATGGCAAACTGAGGATGCGAAGTTCGCTAAAGGAAATAGTGCAGCAGGAACCCGTGCCCGTAAGGCACTACAGGAAATTACTAAACTTGCGAAAGCACGTAGAGCAGAAATTTCTGAAGAAAAGGCAACACGTAAAGCATCAAAAGCAACTGCTTGATGCAATAAATAGAGGGGAGTATATACTCCCCTCTTATGTCTATCCAAAATCTTCCTGATGATGAGAAGGATTTTGTTAATATTGCAGCAAGAGCGGGACATCTAAAGGTTGATACTGAGATAGGTGAAATCAAACTTAACTCTTATGATGAAATTGAAGTTCAACCTGAAGGAACTATTTTTGGAGCAAAAGTTAAAGTTGAAGAGAATGGATCAATTACTCCTACTTTAACTTTTGATACTAAAAAACTTAGAGATCCAAAAAAACATATTGATCCTAAAAGTATTATCGATTCTGCATTAGAAGACTTTTTGGAGAATAATGATGTTTAAAATCTTTCAAATTAAAGATGGAAAGGCATCATTTTTTCCTAGTTTAAATCCTAAAAATATTAAAGGATTTCTTATAGTTTCAATCATTATGATGTTTGCAGTAGCATTATCTGGATGGTTGAAAATTGATGAGAAAGATATTTGGAAATTTTATAATCTGTTAATTCAACAATTCGGTCTTAAACATCAGGTACCACCTATAGATCGACAAAAAGAAATAGAAGCAAGAATTGAACTGGAAGTTGATAATGCAATTAGGGATGTAACTTCCGAATACGATCGTATCATCTCAGAAGCAGATCAAAAATATAAACCAAGATATGTTGATGGGAAGAATGATGAGAGTCTGTGTTATACGGATGAATGTAAGGCACTGGCACCTCCTATGAGAATCTGCTCCGTATGGGTTGACGACTGCCCTAAGGACTGATACAATACTCTCATAGGCGGCAGGGGTCCAAACCTTGTGTAAGACCTGCCCCTCCCACGCCTCTCATAGAAGCGCAAACAGGGAGGTCTCTTTTTGGAGGATTGGCTGAGTGGTTTAAGGCAGCGGTTTGCTAAACCGTCGAAGGGGTCAACCCTTCCGTTGGTTCAAATCCAACATCCTCCGCCAGGGTTTGTAACTCAACGGTAGAGTAACGGGCTTTTAACCTGGAAGTTGTGGGTTCAAATCCCACTAAACCCATATGGGAGATTAGCTCAGTTGGTTAGAGCGCACGACTGATAATCGTGAGGTGCCTGGTTCGAGTCCAGGATTTCCCACTTGACAATCAAATTCTTAACTGGTATGATTGTCTTATGTCTCAGTAGCTCAGCGGAATAGAGCAACCGCCTTCTAAGCGGTCGGTCGCTGGTTCGAATCCAGCCTGAGACGCTTGACAAACTCTTAAGGGTTTGTTAATATATAAAGTGATAGAGGGTAAGTCCCTGTTATATCCTTATGAGGTATATCACACTTACTCCATCTTATTGGGGGGTCGCCAAGCGGTAAGGCTGCGGGTTTTGGTCCCGCCATTCGTAGGTTCGATTCCTACTCCCCCAGCCACTTATCATTCCCTTATAGCTCAATTGGCAGAGCACGGAGCTGTTAACTCTGGGGTTCCTGGTTCGAGTCCAGGTGGGGGAGTTGAAAGGATTGGAAATGTCCGATTCTTTCAAATTGAAAATGCTGGACAAACTTCGGAGGTAAAATCTCTAGAGTCTCCCAACCCATTTGGTGCGTTCCTGAAAACAGGAAGAATAAGGTTTGGTGTTTTCTCTTATTCACTGTCCTCTAATGCAGTGAAAATTGCAGAAAGTGTCTTCTGCGGGTGTCGGACACTCGATACCCATTTGCCCTTGTAGCTCAGTGGTAGAGCAACGGTTTTGTAAACCGTTGGTCGTCTGTTCGAATCAGATCGGGGGCTTGACAAATTTTCATATTTGTCTTATATTCCTTTTGTGTGAAGGAAGTGCGGGAGAAAAGAATATTCTTTTCTCCTAAAATATGCGGGAATGGTGTAGCGGTAACACGTCATCCTTCCAAGTTGAAATCACGGGTTCGATCCCCGTTTCCCGCTTGCTCCAATAACAGGAGCTATAAATAAACTTCGTAGTTGTAAAACTTAACAAACTTATGAAACTCAAACAACTGATGCTTGCACCTGTTGCTCTGGGGATGGTTGCTCCTGTTGCTGCGAATGCGGCAGATCTTAATATGGCAGCAGTCAATCAATACTCCAGTGAACAGGTCACAAGCGTTTCGCAGTTTTCTGATGTAAAGCCCACTGACTGGGCATATCAGGCACTCAGCAACCTTGTAGAGCGTTATGGATGTGTTGCTGGTTATCCTAACGGCACCTATGGTGGTGGTAAGGCAATGACTCGTTATGAGGCAGCAGCACTCTTGAATGCTTGCCTCGACCGCGTGACCGAAGTTACTGATGAACTGAAGCGTCTTCAGAACGAATTTGCTGCTGAACTTGCTGTTCTTCGTGGTCGTGTGGACAAACTGGAATCACAAGTCGGTGAACTTGAGGCAACTCAATTCTCCACCACAACCAAACTGCGTGGTGAAGCAAACTTCGTGATCGGCAATGTTGATGACTACAAGACTAAAGATGGTGATCAAACTCGTGCCGCATTCAATTACGATCTGCGTCTGAATCTGGATACTTCGTTTACTGGAAAAGATTTGCTTCGCACTCGTCTGCGTTCTGCTAACTTCAGTAGCGATCCTTTCGGTTCTAGTTCTTCACTATTCAAACTTGATAAGGCAGACGGTACTGTCAGCGAAGTTGGTAACAACGTAGTTATCGACCGTCTGTACTATCAGTTCCCTGTGTTTAATAACAGCACTACTATTACTGCTGGTGCTCTTGTTCGTAACACTGAAATTGCTTGGGTTCCTTCTGCTTATAACTCCAAGATCCTTGACTTCTTCCAAGTTGGCGGTACTCCTGGTGTCTATAACAAGGCAGTTGGTTCTGGTTTCGGTATCCAGTACGGCAAGAAAGGTCTTGTTGCTGGCGTAAACTATGTTGCACAAGCAGGTCAAGATAGTGAGCGTGGTGAATTTGATGAGTCTGGTGCTCTGAACACTTTGGCACAAATCGGTTATCGTGGTGATAACTACGGTATTGCATTTGGTTACCGTTATGGTACTGAAGGCACTCGTGTTCGTACCTATAATGGTCTGAATGGTGCTTCTGGTGCTCTTGCTCCTGGTCAAACTTCTAACGGTTATGCTCTGAACGCATACTGGCAACCTTCTCAGTCTGGTTGGGTTCCCTCTATCTCTGCTGGTTATGGTTGGAACACTGTAAGTGGCACCAAGAGTGACGCTACCGATAGCCAGTCTTGGATGGCAGGTCTTCAGTGGGAAGATGTCTTTGTTGATGGTAATACTGCTGGTGTTGCTATCGGTCAAGCACCTACTGGAGAAGACCTTGAGAAGTCAACGATGCTTGAGTTCTTCTATAAGTATCAGGTGTCTGATAACATCAGCATCACTCCTGCAATCTTCTACGCAAGCGACAATCAGCGTCTTGCTAAAGATTCCTCCAACTGGGGTGGTGTAATCCAGACGACCTTTAAGTTCTGATAAAATCTGAGATCTGGGAGGAGCAATCCTCCCTTTTTTATGGAGATAAAAAAAATGATTAAATCTATTTTAGCTGCGTCTGCTATTGTTGCTGCCACTACATCTGCTGCATTTGCTGGTCCTGCTACCAGATTGAATGCTGCTGATACTCCATATGGACAAACAGTCTGTATGCAAAGAGCAAAAAATAAACTTTTTATTATGGGAGTGACTGGTGTAACTTCAAATAATGTTTCTATGTGGGGACATATTGGTGAGTCTATTATTGGAGTTTGGTGTAGAGGAACTGAAGCAATTATTGTTGTTGCTGGTAATGATAGTAGTGTATTGGATGGTCTTAGGGATGAAGTTAAGGGAGTTTTTTGATTTCTTAACCTATTCTTAGTGGACTTTGACTTTTACTTTTAGTAAAATTACTTCGTAGTTATTCACTTTTTATGAAACTCAAACACATTTTTGCAATTGGTCTTCTTGCTGCACCTACTGCTGCACTTGCGGGAACGACTTTGAACGGTGCTGGTGCCACCTTCCCTGCACCAATTTATCAACGCTGGTTCCAAGATTATGCACGAACTTCTGGGAATAGGGTTAATTATCAGTCCGTTGGTTCTGGTGCTGGTGTTCGTCAATTCCTTGCGGGCACAGTTGACTTCGGAGCAAGCGACGAACCAATCAAACCAGCAGAAGCAGCAAAGGTGAAGCGTGGTGTCGTTCAGATTCCTATGGTGGGTGGAACGATTGCTGTTGCTTATAACAAACCAGGTTGTACTCTGAAACTCACTCAGAAGCAAACTGTAGACATCTTTGCTGGTCGCATTAAGGACTGGAAGGCACTTGGATGTGCTGCTGGTCCTATTCGCACCGTATATCGTGCGGATGGTTCTGGAACCACTTATGCATTCACTAATTCTCTAGATGCTTTTGGTGGATGGAAAGCAGGTGTAGGTAAGGCAGTTAAGTGGCCTACTGGTATTGGTGCAAAAGGAAATGAAGGTGTTTCAGGATCCATTCGCCAAACTCCTGGATCTATTGGTTATGTCAATACTGGATTTGTAAAAGCAAATAAACTCCAAGCAGCAGCAATTCAAAATAAGGCAGGTAAGTTTGTTCTTCCTACTGCTGCTTCTGGTTCTGCTGCACTGAATGGTATCAAACTAGATGCGAACCTTGCTGGTGAGAATCCAAATCCTGCAGGCGCAACTGCATATCCAATTTCAACTCTGACTTGGGTTCTTGCATATAAGACTGGTAATGGTGAAAAGGCAGATGATATTCGTGCTGCTCTCAAGTATTCTTTGAGTTCTAAAGCACAGGGTATTGCTGATGATCTGGGTTATGTTCCTTTGAGTGGTTCTATCCTTAATAAGGCACGTATTGCCGTAGACCGTATCACTAAGTGATATATTCGGGGGGAGTTGACAAACTCCCCTTTTTAATGTATCCTATATAATGAAAGAGGCAAAAAATGAAAATTAATCTCTGGTACTGTAAAGATATGAATTTGTGGCGCTGGTCTCTTACTGACGATCATCGACCAATTTGTAAACAAGAAACTGGACAGCAACCAAATCTTCGTGATGCTATGAATGATGTAGCAAATACTGTTGAATATCTTATGAGTCAATATTGACTTTTTATAGGGCGATTAACTCAGCGGTTAGAGTGTCTGATTTACATTCAGAAAGTCCGCAGTTCGAATCTGCGATTGCCCACTTTATAAATACTCCAAAAAGAGTATAATGGAAAAACTTTATAAATTACTTAGTGATGCTCAGGCATCACTTTTTGTGCTATTTCATAAAACTTGGGCATTTCATTGGAATGTAGTAGGGTCTGATTTCACACAACTTCACCAACTTTTTGGTGGACAATATGAAACTATGTTTGAAGAGATCGATCGTCTCTCTGAACATATGCGTTTTTTAAATGTAAAACCTTTAAGTTCTCTTTCTAGAATGCTTGAGGTTACTCAGATTAAAGAGGCAGCAAGTTCAACTACAGCAAACAATATGCTCTCAGAACTCCTTGAAAATAATGAAAAGTTTTGTGATTTATTGAAGGAAATTTCTGATGAAGCAGAAGATCAGAAGTCATATGCTACTGCTAATTTGGTTCAAGATTTAATGGAATCGCACGGTAAGTTTATTTGGATGTTAAGATCACATTTACAATAATTATTTTTTGATAAAATGGAAAATTTAAGAATTAGATGCCGTACCTGTGGTAGGGAGATAGAAGGGCATCAAACAAAAACCGTATCTTGTGGTTGTTCAAATATGGCAACAGTTCGTGGAGATAAGATTTCAGCAGTTGACTTATCTCAGGTTGTTATGTTGAATTCTTATTACCCAAAGACTAAATCAACTGTTCTCACCAATGAAGATATTCAATGGCAAGAACAGCGTCGTCAGAGAAAGGTAAAGAAATTAGATTTTGAAATTAGATAGAATCTTTATTGTGAATTATTATTAGACCATTATTTTCTTTTGTTTCATATACTATTTCCCAGTTTTTATTCTCTAATAAAAATTCATCAATTGCTTTTCTGATGCCACCTAAACCGTTCAAATTATTTTTTTGTGGATGATTAATGTCTGCTAATGGAGATCCTTCACCTACTTCACCATATGTGAATGTGTCATGAAACGCTATGTATTTTTTTGCTTTACTTGCGTGTAGATTTAATTCACCCTTTAGTTGATCATAGCAGTGCCAAGTATCTAAAAATAGAAAATCTGTTTCTTCTATAGATATATTGAGTACATCAGCGCCAATATATTCGCAATTAATTCCTATTTTTTTACATTCTTCAAATATTGAAATTAAATTGTTTATGTCTTCAACTAAGTGTGGTTCTGGGTTTGTGTATTGATAGTCGTATGATATGAATTTTTTTGGATTTGCATAAAGAAATGTTTTTGTACTATTTCCTCCTCTAGCACCCATTTCAGTTATATGGTTGCATTTTTTTGCATAGTACAGTAAAATAGGTAAATGGAAAAAAATATCAGAACTTGTATTATCACAAGAATTTTGGTATAATGACTTCAGATCTATCATCTTATTAATTGAATATATCAATTTTTATTTATTAAGGAAAGGTGTCCGAGTGGTTTAAGGAACTTGTCTTGAAAACAAGCGTGTTAGTAGCACCGTGGGTTCGAATCCCACCCTTTCCGTTTTTAATTTAATATTTTTTTAATCTATGTTGTAATATTAACACATAGATGACAAGATGAAAATATCGACTAGTATAACTAGTAGTACTAAAATAAAAAACCTATGGATCAGCACACCTATAATAACTGGGTGAAGATCAAAGAGACTTTTGAAGTTTCTGGTAATACCGACAATATGTTCTATAAGAGGGCAGTTGAAATAGTTAAAACTCGGAAAGACCCTCTTGCGAAGTTTTTGGGAGATGAGAAATGATCGATAAAGGTGAAATTCAAGAAATGATAGATTTGTCTATATCTAAAAAAATTAAAAATCATGAAATAAGGGTAGGTATAATCAGTGGTATTATTGGATCTTTTATATTGTTCGGAATTGTGCATTCTATTTGGATATTGAAAAACAATATATAAATTATTAATTAAATGATATATGGCTTCAGTTACTGCTACAATTAATCCATCTTCTTCATACTTTAGAACCCACAGTAGTTGGGTCGCTTCCATAGTTTTTCCTGGAAGTAGTCTTAATGTGCCTGTCAATAGTACTTTGGGGCAAAATTTTGTTACTGATAGATTATACAATCCTTCTACTTGGGAAAATAGTTTTCCGTCAACCGCTTCTATAGAGACTGGAATCCAATCACCAGATGCCGACTATGAAGGTATTAGATTTTCCTGTAATAATAGTGGAAATTCTAGATTAAGAATTAACATACCAGGATTTACTCCTAATGGTACTGATACATATATCGTTAGTTTTTGGGCAAGACATGTTTTTGGATCTAAAAATGGGTGTGTGAGTAGTCTTAGTGGTGATCCATCTTTAAACAAAAATTATGGTTTAGATCTAACTGGCGAGTGGACGAGAATTTCTTATTCGGGAATACCTTCAGCGTCTTCTAAAACATTTTTAGATTTACTTGCTTCATCGAATAATGATAACATTATTGATTTTTGGGGTGTTCAAGTTGAGAGATCTATATCTTCTAGAATACTTGTATCTACTCCTGGACCAAGTGAAATGACCTTAAGTGCATCTACAGTATCTTTTGGTTCTTACGGTGGACCATATATTAGTTGGAGGGATAGAACATTATCTTCTGAACAATTTCCAACCGCAGGTAAAAGTCTTGATATTTGGTCTAACACTCTATGTGCTGCGGTAAATTCTGGTGCAACTTATCAGGATTTAGTAAATACTGGCACTTATGCTCTCAATAATGACAAATGGACAGTTTTTTATAATTATAATGTTCCATATGGATCTCATTATGGTAAGGGCGGAAATATTGTTTTTACAACACCTTAATAATCATATGTCAAAGTTAATCTTTAATTTTCTAACAATCTTTGGATTAATCGGTATATTTCTTATTTGGTCACTTGATCACGCATATGTAAAATGATTTTTCATATTGTAGAAGCACTAGCAGCAAGTCCAGTATGGTTGGGACTTTGTGGAGCAGGCTTGACTATTGCTCCGATTATAGGTATAATGCTTATACATCGAACTAAATAACGGTGTAACTATTAAGTTCAAAACATATAAATAGTTTTGAACTTATTTGATAAGTTTTTATGCCGTATTCAAATCCAGAACAACAAAAAGCCGCACAGAAGCAGTGGTATGAGAAAAACAAGTCTATTACCGCTCAAAGATCGAAAGAGGCTAGACAAAGGAAGAGAATGTGGTATAATAATATTATGGATGAAAAGTTCTGTGAGAGATGTGGGGAAAATGATAATGCCTGTCTAGACTGGCATCATCTCAATCCAAAAGAAAAAGAACACGATATTGCTTTTTTACTTTGTAATAGGAGTAAAGAATCAATTTTAGAAGAAATGCAAAAATGCATCTGTCTCTGTTCTAACTGTCACAGAAAACTTCATTACTACGGGGTGTAAGTCAGAGGTAGACGGCTTGCTTTGGGAGCAAGAAGACGCACGTTCGATCCGTGTCACCCCGATCGCCAGTT